CGGTGTTTGCTGTGAGCGTTACAGGAGCAATACCCATAATAGATGCACCCACCTGAACACTAGAGGGTGTCGTGCTGACGAGAGAGGTTATTCTCGTTCCTGCCTGAAATGCTGCGACAGAACCCGCGATATTTCCATAGACCGAACCAATAGTCCAAGGTATAGAACCCTGATAAGCCGCAACAGAACCAATCATGTTTCCACCGTTTAAAAGCATCACCGATGAATTTGACATGTTTACTGTTGCAGATGTGGCCATAACAGAACCAGCAACTTGCATAGCAAATATTGAACCGCTCGTTGGTTGTGTTATCCAAGGATTCGTTCCTTGCAATGTAGCGACAGACCCAAGCGGGGCTGTACCGGCAGGGAGTTGTCCGAACATGGAAGTACCGACAATAACTGATGAAGGAACGGTGCTTACGATGGATGTGGTGCGTGTGCCTGCTTGAACTGCGGCAACTGAGCCCGACCATCCAGCACCTTGAAACGCGACAACCGAACCACCCACGTTGAGGTTTGTGTTGGTGATAGTCGCTGCAACCGAACCAGAGACAGGGAAAATACCCCCCGCCAATGAGCTTTTAACTGTCCACTCAGGTGTTCCTTGAAAAGCAACTACGGAACCAGAGACGTTTTGGTTCGTAGGAAACGTGACGCTCACGGGGGTCAGCCCAATAATTGATGCGCCGACCGTACCTGACACGGATTGATTTGCAGCAGGCGTAACGGTTGCAGATGTTGCTAAAATTGAACCCGCGAGCTGTAAGAATGTAGGCGTACCCTCAATACCCACTGACCCACTCACGCTCTGATTTGCTGTTGAGGAAGTGAGGATTGAGCCACCGACGATAACAACAGGTGCGTGACCAATGACCGATGCCCCTACGGTTCCCGAAACCGACTGGTTCGGGGCAGCCGTCCCCACAGTGATAACCGACGCGTTGGTGCTTTCGCCCAGCTTAAATGGCGGCAATCCAACAATGGAAGCCCCCACTGTTCCTGAAACACTCTGATTTGGGTTTGGAATATAGGCCATATTACGTTACGTTACATTCCAATTCGTGCCGTCACTGATAAGGTCTAGCGACGTGTACTGTATGGGCAGAACTGCATTTGAACTGGTGTCTATCGTTTCTCCTCCCGTCGTTGCAACCAACACACTGCTAGAGCCCGTATTTTTAACTGTATACAAATTTGTGTTGGACGCTGCGGTCGGCAATGTTAATTGTACACCAGCAGAACAGATATAGACGTAATCCGTTCCTGACGTAGCCCCTGCCGTCTGACTCGTGCTGATTGTGTTGATTGAGCGAACCGTGCCGCCGACGCTTCCGCTGCCACCAGTTGCCGCAATAGTTACGTCGGTGTATTTAGTGGCGTTGTTGTTGACATAGGTAATCGTGACATTTGAACCCGCCTTGAGATTGATGTCGGTGTATTTAGAAAGTACCGACGTATTCCCGCCAATAGCAATATTTCGGTTGGCATTCCCACCTCCCCGCGATGCGAACGACACAAATCTTTCTCGTAAGCGCTTGATGTCATCTTGAATTTCCTCGACACTGCTCTTAATGTGTGCAACTTCCTTTGGGTCGGCACTTTTAGGGAGGTTTTTAAACTCCGTATCAACGCGCTCTGCAAGTGCTCGCAATTCGGGTTTGTAGTCAGGAATATCTGGGAAAACAACCTTTCTTTGCGCAACTTCGGAAACAGTTGCTTGCGTTTTCTCTAGCGACCGTTCGATGGTAGATGTCTTGCTTTGTAATTGCGCTTCTAAGACTTCAATTTTTGAAATAACCCCGTTGAGAGAGGACGTGAGAACGTGGCTAAACTCCTCGTGGAGCTGTTCGTGTGATGAATCAATACTTTCTCGAACGTCCTTGAACGATGCAATGATGTTTTTGATTTGCGTTTTTAGAACAGCGAACTGTCCCTGTACGAGACTTAAGGTTTTTGCATCCACTGCCTTTCTCACCGCATCCGACGCTTTCTGAAGTTCGCCGTCAACTTCAGTGAAAATGCTCTTTGCACCACTGTCAAAGGAGGTAATTGTTGAGAGAACTCTTTGTAGTCTACTCTTCTTCGTCATTGAGTGCTTTCATTAAATCTTCTTTAAAAGACGTTAGCTCCTTCTGAACAACTGCGGTGACTTTTTCTTCAATCTTGTCATCGATTCTTTTTTCTTCCTCTTTTTCCGCCCTTTTCTGTTCTTCATCACTTAGTTGTGCTGATTGCTCTGCGGGCATTTCTTGCGGGGGCATTTCTTGTGCCTGTTGTGGCATTTGAGACATGAGCATCTGTTCAACTAGATACGAAGAGTTGCCGAGAGCTGCTTTTGCGTCCTCTGGCGTGAAGTCGCTCTGCTGTGCGGTTTCTTGGTTTATCCCCGTGTCTGTGTTGCTTTCCTGTGGATTCATAGTATAATGTGTTAATATGGAAATAACGGCGCTTATTTTGGTTTTTCTCCTGATGATTTACTTTCCGAACCACGAGGTTTAACGAACCTTTTTAATTCGGCGGGTATATTACCGCTCTCCATATCTTGCATCATTCGGGCCTTTTGACTGTCTGAAAACTGGTCTATGTATTTTGCAAGACGCAACCGAACTGTTGAGCTCTCAAGAACCTTCTTACCAAACAACAGCGCCAAACCAACAAGCGGGCCACCTGTTGCCGCGCCAATACCAAAAATTCCTAAGTCTCCGATTCGGAGATTGCTTCTCGTTAATCCCTTTGGGCTTCGTAGCGAAATAGCATCACTAATTGTTTTGGCGGTGGCCACGTTGTTGTTCATTGCGCGGATGTCTGCGCCGGTGCCTTCCCTTACTTCCGTTTCAATGTACTTTTGGAGTTGGCTCCGAATATTCGCCAATCCCTGTTTCTCAACGCTTTGTGCGACATCGCCCACCACACTATAAAGTTTGAAATGTCCGTCAACCAGCTCCTTTGCCCTTTGCACATCTGCAATAGTTACGCTCTCTTTCTTAATCAGAGAATTAACCTCTGCCAATGCGCTTTCTTGTCCCGGAACCTCTGTAAGTTGTTTTCGTAATGCTCCTAATGCCTGCTGGTACCCATCTACATCAACGGCAAGTCGTGGCGGTCTAACTGTGTCGGCCCTAGCAATTTCCGCACGGACATTGCCATAATTTTCAGAAAAGAATTTGTCCACGTTTATCTGTGTCCGTGCCTTGTTTGTGTCAATAAGGTTGTTGTCAGCCATCCATCGTCCTAGTTCATTTCCTGTTGAGCGTGAAATCTTATCCAAGTCACCAGCCGACAGGTCTAGCGCTTTTGTTACTTGTTCATTTATGAATCCCTGCTTTGTAGGAACGATGTCACGAACAACACTTTTTGCATACCCAAGAGCACCAGGACCTCGTGATGCAGTGTTCGCAGGCCCGGCGGGTTCAACCTCCACCGTCGCTGGTCTGGCAGTTCTTGGTCCTCGTGTTTTAGGCGACGGTGACCGCAAGCCCGCAATTACTCCGACGACCGTGTTGGTGTTTGCAACGTCTTCGACAACGCGAGATGTGGCTTCTCCAGCAGGACTCTCTGCAAATTTTTGTACTCCCTCAAACTCACCTACCCAGTCAGCGAAAGAGTTGATGCCTTTTTCTACTGGCTTAAATATTGGAGCGACGGGAGAAAAGGCAGTGTTTGCAACCCCAGCAACCATCTTGTTGGCACCTTCGACGATTCGGGCAGGTGAGAAGTCCTTGGTTGCACCAAAAGAATCCTTGTAACCTGATACCGTTTGTGAAAGCCCGCTTTTGAACGCGTCTTTTGTTTGAGAAATGTAGGGACTGAACGTGTCCTTCACGGCCTGTTTGGCGCGTGTTCCAAAACCAACCTTTGCAACAGGTTGCTTGATGGGTGGTGGTACCCCAAATTTCTGTTTGTACGCTTCTGTTGTAATTTTTATTGCCATATTAGTCGGCGAGTTCGTATACTTGTCCATCCTCTCCCACGAAGTATTTGTCGGGGTATGCGGTCACCAGCGTGTCATCGAGCTGCCTATTTAAAAGTTCTGAAGCATCGGGATAGTTTTGGGCAAGTCGTTTTGTCATTGCCTCTGTTTGAGTGATTGCGTTTTGTAAAGATGCCTCCAACTTTGCTTGGGACGTGGATGTTCGTCGGAAGAACCCAGTTTCCGGTACCGCATTTTCAGCAAGCCCAAAGTCTGCACCAGATAGTGCGCCGAGACCTGCCAGTGTTTTCCAAGCAGCTAACGCGTTGCCGTACGTTCCTGCCAAAGTTCCCTTTCCCGTTCCGTTGAGTGTTTCGGTAGTTCCGTATTTTGTTATTGCGTCCTTGTACGCCTTGAGCGCGTTGATTGCTGGAAGCACAGCACTTATGGTCTTATACTCGGGGCTTGCCTGTATTTTTCCCATAGTCTTCTCACTTACGCCGAACGGATTGTCACCTCCTCCGCGTGCTCCGATTTCACTGTAGATGTTTGCAATTTGTGCCTTTTTGTATTGTCTGTCGAGCAACGTATCTTCGTCGGGCGGCAATGCAGCCAGTCGAGCAAGTCCTCCTTGTCCGAGTCCGAGCGCTCGTTCCGCGAGCTGTGTGCTGTACGAATCTCCCCCCATCATTGCACTGAGTCCGCTGTATCCAACAGACTTCACTATATTGTTGTAACCCTCACGAGCGCTTTCAACGACACGCTCTTTAAACTCCTGAACCTTGAATGCAAAGTTGAGTTTTCGGTCAAACTCCGCCTCAGCAAATTGTCTATCTTGCACAGACAATTGCATCATGGTATTGAGCTGTTGCATTGCGTTATCCCGCGTTGCCAGAAGGGCGTTGTAGTTTTTGATGAGTGATTTATTTCTGGCGTTGGACATTGCCAAAACTTGGCTTTCTGTTGCAAAACCCCCAGCAGCGGTTACCTCCGAACGGATGTCATCTTCAGTGCCGTCAATAATTCGCTGGGCGTTAATCAACTTCTCGTTCAACCCTTCGATTCCGAGTGATTTAGATAATTTGCTATATTCCTCAACGAGCGATGTGTGCTGACTCTCAGGAGACATCAGTTCGTCAAATGACGTAAAGATGGAGTCGAAGTTGTTGTCCACCTCCATCAAACCGCCTAAGACAGACGGTGACTCCTGCTGTGTTTGTGCAAATTGTGAAACTTGTCCTAGACCGTCTTGAAGGTTTTGTCCTGCCTCCGTTCCAGTAGAAATGTCGGCTTGAAGTCCTTGGTTGTACTTTGCCTTTAGGATATTGGTCGCACTCGCAATGGTGCTTTGGTCAGCACCTCCCGCTTGAAGGTTTTGTTTTGCTTGCTCAAATGAAACCTCTGGCTGTGGTGCTTGTACGGAACCCAACGGCGCTTTTGGCGCAGCCATTGGTTGCTGTGGCGCTTTTGGTGCGGTAGGTACAGGTGCGTTGAACGCTCCTTTTGCGTCCATTTTTTGAAGTTGCGCACCGCTCACCTTGTCTACATCCGTTGCTACCTCTCGTGCGGTTTTGGGTGCGGAGTACGATTTACTACCGTCGCTATTCGTTGTACGAACAATGCGCGTTCCTGATTGTTTTTGTGCCGTTGTTAGTGCCGTTCCGGTGTATGCCATATATGTATTGTACCATTTAGACCGCCCCGCCCGTTGCGTCTACCCACGTCGAGCCGCTCCAATAGATGGGCTTGCCGACCGATGTGTCAAAATATTGTTGACCCAGTATTGACCCTGTTGGGCGCGAAGCGGTGGCACCGTTCATGTTAACGTACTTTCGGTTAACTACAGAAAGAGCATCCGTTGGCGTATCCGTGAGTTTGCGTGCTGTAAACAACTCTGTTTTGAGTTGGTCACGAATCTCAACACGCACAATGTCCTCTATTTCTTTTTTTTGTTTAGCGTCCATCATTTTCCACCAGAGGTGTAGTTAATCTCTGCTTTAGACATCACCCAGTTAGTTGAACCCACGTTAGTAACCCGTAGTCCAAGTGCGTAGCTATTTGTCATTTGTGGGTTCATCCACACATAATCTTGCCCAGCTGTGACGTTTGAGCCAACGGTGAATGTTGTCGATGACCCAGAGATAGGATTTCCGTCAGACCCAATTAAGTCAATCGTAAACGAGTTGTTGGTAACGAGTGGTTCGGTGTAGAGTCGCACCTCACTTACCTTGGCTTTTTTCGAGAACTGTTGATTTTGAGTTTCATACACCCCCGCTAGTGACGTTCCCAGACCCGTAGGGACAGTGGTGAATTGGTAGAGCTTGTACTTTGTTGTCGGTGCTGACGACGTTTCAAGGGTGGAAAAGTAAATTTTTGCCGCACCCACTTGATTGTTCGTATACCCCGCCGACGACGAGCCGTAGAAGAGGTTAGAGACAATCAAACATACTGGCATTTGGATGACATCAGTTTGTGTTCCCGTTGCGGACGTTCGAAGAAAGCGGAATAGTCCTTCAGGAATTTCTCTGTCGTATGCCCCATATGCCAATAGTGTTCCCTTAAGAACTCCGGCATCATTTTCAGGTGCACCAAATCCCACAAGGTTTCCTGTTGAAAAAGTTGCAGCAAAGTTAGGGGACAGGGAGTTCGGAAGAGATATTTCTTTCTGTCCGCCAGAATAAATTGCTGCACCACCAAGGTCGTACCCGAACGTATATGAGTATGGACCAAATGCGGCGTTGGCGTTCAATGAGTACGAGCTGTAAGGATTGTAAGACGTGAAGGATGCCTCAATACCATTCCAAAAAAGAAAATATGAGTCCGCAGATGAGAGCGACGATGTGTCTTGTGTCACCGATGTCATGTCAGACTGCGCGACACGAGATACCACTATTTGCACGTAGTTACCGTCAGGTGAAACGTCAAGGTCTCTAACCTGTGTTCCTGAAGGAAACGCGGGAGATAGTTTTGCATACGTTGTCACGAGTTCAGTAGAGTCAACCTCAACCAAGTTAATGCCGTTTCCAAAAAACAGTTTTCCTACAAAGTTTACCGACGGGCGCGGAACGGATGCGGTGTACGAGCCCGCAACGCCCACAAATGTCTCGCCTGTCCCATCAAAGTTAATCTTCGTAACACCCTTGTCGTGTCCAATGAATATTTTCTCGGTTGAACCGTAAAACTGAATGGACGAACCGTATTTAAATGTGGGCGACTGTGCTGACAACGTGGCAAGTAATATAGGATTGTCAAAGTTCGGGTCGTACGTCGTCGGGTCGTTGACCTGAATCTTGTATAACCGTCCGGTGTGTCCAATTGCATAGACGTAGGTGATACCCGATTCAAGGCGGGGGCGTGCCGCCATGATTAAGTCAGTAATAACCGAACCCGCAGAATCTATCTGTGTGGCGCTTTCAAACCATGTCAAATTGCCCGGTGATGTAAATGGGTCATTGCCAAATGTGCTGGTGTACTTTGCATAACCCGAATTGATGTCTCCATCAAGGTATCGTGTGAGCCTTCCTTGAAAGTTGTTGATGGCTAGAGTATCCATGCTAGTATTCGTAAACAATAACTACACCTGCGGCACCGTGATTTCCATCAACGTCAGTTGTGTCTTGTGTTGCCCCACCAGAAGCTCCACCTCCGTATAGTTGACCCAAGTTTCCGGGAACTGCTCCTGCACCATCCAAAACTGTTTGTGAACCGCCGAAGCCAAGTGGACTGTCGCCTCCCTTGCCACCAAGATTGAAACCTGTGACTCCTGCCCCATTTGCACCACTGCCACCGTTTATGTTGATGTCACCGGATAAGACGGAACCTCCAACGCCACCTGATGCAGTGTTTCCACCCTGTCCTCCGTACGTGGTAAGAATCGAACCAAAGTATGAAATTCCACCAATACTCCCAATAGTTCCCCGACTCCCAAGTCCTCCCGCTCCTGCAACGACGGAAGCTGCAACCGGAAGAGAAGACGCGGGAACAACCTTTAGTGCATACGCACCTGCACCTCCGCCACCCGTACCGCCTGGGCCAGATGAAGTGCGTCCGGCACTTGCGCCACCACCGCCAACCGCCTCAATAACGATGTATGCGAGCGTTGATGGTTTGTTCCATATGGTTGCTACGGAAGACGTATAGACTCGTATCGTTGGTCTTGAATGAGGAACACCCCACTTCACACCTGTGGCGGCAGCGCTGTCAGCAACAAGGGCAAATCCATCGGTTGTCGTAACAGCCAACTTAGTTAAGACTGAAGACGAGGATGCGACTAAAACATCGCCCTTATTAAAAGACGTTTGCCCAGTTCCACCCACGTTAGCGGTCTGCACATGCCCACCTCCATTTGAGCCTGAGGAACGTATGTCGTACATCAGCGTACCTTGCGTAGACGACAGCGTACCGACAAATGTTTGAATCTCAGTTAAGCCGGTGTTTTGCGCAACTTCAATTGACGAGTGCGAAGGGGCATTCAACCGATTGGTTGCGGTGGGGTTGGTGAACGCGGTTACGGTTGAAGGATACGTCATACTGGTTTAACTACATTTGTCCAAGAAGAAGATGCGGGCTTTGCAATGTTGGTATATGCAGACTGATTAACGCCGTCATAAAATGCGGTCGAATCGTCGTAAAAGATATCTGCTTGGTCATACTGCTCTCTGCCTTGCGGGTTGAGGTTGGTATACGTTACCCCTGTTGGTTTTGCTACGTTTGTCCATGCCATACTAGAAGTTCCATCCTGAATCTTGTATCGGCGTTGCTTGTATCGGTTGCTGACTGCCTCGACTCAATGTTGCAATCAATTGTTTCACACGATTTTCATATTCGATAAGAAACGCACTCCCCTCATCGATTTTCATCAACGACTTGAGATAACTACCCGCAATTCTCCACCCCAAAATACGGTAATCGAGTGATTCGGGATATGAAATAGTATCTGACGTTGCCGTGAATTCCGTTGGTTCGAGGTAGTAGAAGATACGGATACCTTGTGCATTTGCAACCACAGGAGTTGGAAAGACCTCAAACCAGTCTCCCATATCATTCCAAAACGGATTTGCCGTACTTGCATTCTTGCGCAACCACCCAAATGATTTGTTGTCGGGGAGGTTGGCCACGTCGACTTGTGTGGCGTTGAGATAGCTTTCAGGTGTCTGGTTTGCGTAGTTTAACTCGATGGCTTTCAACCACGCCATATCTGCTGGATAGAGGTAGGTTCCCGTGTTGGCGGTCATGTTTGCGTACGCCTCCTGTAGTTGTGCGGCATCTACCGACGCGGATTGTAATCTCCTTCGGAAATCAAGTAGTGCCTCGTTGGCAAAGACAATACCGTTCGTATCGGTAAGACCAACAGGGTCGGTTTGACATTGTGCGCGGGCGAATGTGAGTACGTTATTTACGGTTGACATGTTGTTTATGTTCTATATCTGTCGCCCGTAAAGGCGACAAGATAGAGCACAAATACTTATGCAGTAAATGCGGTCTCGACACGAACGATTCGGATGTAGCCGACAGCGTCTTCAAAACGAGTAGCACCAAGTGTTACTTTGCCCGAAATACTCTTGTAGAGATTGAGCGGGTTGCTTGAGTCTGCGGTAGTTACGAGAATCGCCTCTGGCTGTTGGAAGTATCCCCAACCAAAACTTCGGTTACCCAAGAGCGTAATCGGTGTAACCGGTACGGTTGAGTTGTAGTAGTTCTGGTATGGGTATTCCAAGAAGCGAACTCCTCGGAATGAGCCCATTTGACCCTTGCGAACATCCTCGACAGAGGAGTAGCGGGACATATCTGCCCACGACCCTGTTGCCGTGTTGTTCATAAGGTCAGCCATAGCCGACGGGAGAATCATTGCGACGTAGTAGGAACCCTCAAACGGAGTGAGTCCTGCTGCGTTGCTTGAACGGAGCCATGTCGTGCCTCGAACGAGGTCTGATTGTGCTGCCGTGTCTCCTGCGCCTAATGTTGAACGGGAAGATTTACCTCCCGCGTAGATGACACCGTTGGTGCCACCGTTTACTACTGTCTGAAGGACAGTATCGACGAGGCGCGCAAGTGCATTGCGAACCTTGTCTGTTGCGTCATCAACGACCTCGATAGCTGAGTTCCGAACCAAGAGGTCAGAAACTGCCACGAGAATACCGTATTGTGCGGGACCTGAAACGTACGCAGTTGCACCCCACGTGATTGACGTTGGGTTTGTACCTTCCGTAAGAGTCGCCACACCTTCTGTTGAAGATACGGGAAAGCCCGGAGATGTTGCTGCCGCGCCTCCTTGAATTGACGCACCTGCTCCCCAGACCGAACCACCTCCTGCAAAACCACCAGGACCGCCGACGGTTTGCATTGAAGTGTTAATACGGACAGGAAGTTGGTTTGTCTGCGGAAAGAGCAGTCGGTCGTTTCCTTTTGGTACGTCACGACGCAATCCGAGTTGCGCATACTTCAATTCCGGCTCAAGAACCTTAAGTGGTTCGTTGATGTACGCCGTGAGGAGTTCTGAGGTGTTTGTTGATGCACCACCCCATCCTGAGCCTCGCAGTGTTGTTGCCATGTGTAATGTGTACGCTGATTATAATTTAAATTCTCCTTTTCGTTCCAAGTCTTGCAGGATAGCTTTTCGTTCTTCTTGTGTCATGCGGTCAGGTGTTTTTTCAACCGAGTCGATGATAGAAGTTGATGCACTTCCCCCTGCTACAAGGTCTTGTGTTGGCGGTTCGGGGGTATATTTACCCTCTTTTGCCAAAACAGAGATTGCGGCATCCTCTACGTCATAACCTGACTTAACCTTCTCCCAGATTGCATCTTGGTGGTCGGTTGCACCGGGGTACTTCGTAGAGAGTGAGTTGAAATTTTTAAAGAAATCTCTTTCCTTTTCAGCAGATTCAGCGTGTGTGCGAGCATCAGACTCTTTCTGTGCTAGCTCGGCTTTCTCCTGTTCAGAGAGTTTTAACTTTTCAGCGTACGAGTTAATTTTTTTGTCTTTTCTACTAATGATTTCCTCGGTATTATCTTCGCCGAGGTCGAGTTCTAAGTCTTGTTCCATTTTATTTATTTTATGGTGGCTTCCCTGTGGATTACAGGAGCGGACATCGTTTGTAATGGTCTCTCACATTCCCCTCAAGCGAGATGCGCTCTTAAGGGGCGAGGTATTACCTACCGAACTCCGTGTTAAAGGCGTTCTGGCAGGAGAATGAGTCACAGACGGCACCGAGTACGGGACGGCCTTGTGAGTCCTTCTTGTATGGGTGGTCGTAGACGTAGAGTTGTGAAATACGAGTTACCTCTTCGGTATCTTTTGTTGGTTCACAGTAACTACACGAAATCCCCGATGTAATGTCTCGGTAATGTTCACAGAGACGGTACTGATGTGTTGAAGGGCGATTCGGGTCAATGACCCCGCACTTCTCACACAGCCCACCGTGGATACGTGGGTACACTCTTGTCGTCAACGTCACTCTACCCTCTTTTCGTTCGGTCTCTCGTGGAATCGGAGCAATATGGCCCACCGCGGCCGGGTTTTGTTCACTCATGTTAACTTTTGTTTTATTCTTTCTAATTCCTGTTCTCGTACCGCAAGAAGGTTCTCTAAATCGAGCTTTTTAGCACGACGAATTTCTCCTTGCAAGCGGTAGATTTTCACAGGTTCTTTCTCCTCACCAAGCTCAACGAGCAAGGGGGAGATGTCGAATTCGTGTTGTCGAAGAACTTTCCAGTAGCTAGAGCCAGCTACATGTCGCAACGCCTCAATGATGTCTACAAGGTCTTCAGCTCGTTTACGGAGCATCGGCGCGATGTCAGGGGTCGCCTCCTCTACCAACACCTCTTCCTTAAGAACAAATGCGTTATTCATTATCGCCGATTATTGTCCTGCTGCTTCGCTGTTCACCTTGACTTGTGTGCGAACTGATACAACACCAGTCACACCCGCGTCAATGATGTGAAACACGCGTCCCAGTGGTCCGAGCATTGGCAGGCCAGAAATCTGGTTTTGCGCCAAGACCGACGCTGCTGTATTGCGAATACCAATTGCCATAATCGAATTGGTTGGGAAGTTGTTTTGCGCCGTTGCAATACCTCCTGCATTCACAAACCCAGCACACCAAGCAGCCGTCGTTCCGTTTACGTTAGAAACAACACTTGTTCGAGACACGTCATACCATGTCGTACCTCCGTCGTCAGACGTTTGGAGAGTGGCACTCACGCCTCCTCCTGCGGTGCTGGACTGCAACTTGACCACAATAGCATCCGCGTCTTGCGGAATAACGAATGTGTTTGCAATACCACCCGCCGCTGATGCTGCTCCAATCAAGCCGTTGTTTTGAACGTCGAGAACTGTTTTAAGTGGAAATCTGATACCCATATGAATATAAGATTATTTCTGATAATACTCACTTTCGACCCCTGAGAGAGTCGGTTCGTCCCCCACATAAGTAACGGCGACGATACTCATAGGGAGACGAACTCACCCTCCCAGATGTCGCCGTAATGTAAAGAACTAAAATCCCCTTCTCTTTGCTGCCGATTTCGCCGATGACTTGTGAATCTTTTTTGGGTTGGCAACGTACGGTGCCCCAAGAAGATTTGCCCAATCCACACCCTTCATCATTGAGTCCATGCGGACAGGGGTGCTGGTCAATCCGGACTTCGGTGTTTGCTGTCGCATTTTCTTCATGTACGCGGCTCGTCCGCCCTTTCGTCCTGCTGCCATACTAGTATTCGGTTAGGAGTACGCTTGCAACACCAATGGACTTGATTGCCACACGACGATAGAGTCCGTTGATGATATTTGCCCCCACTAATGATGACGGTGCTTGGTAGACCGTCTCAATTGGCACAGCAAACTTGCGTACTACGTTGTTGCTAATGACGTGTTCAAAGTTGGCAGTTCCTGCGGCAGAGATAACTGATGCTTGTGTGTCTGCGGTGCGAACCCAACGCATAACTCCTCCAGTAACACCTGCGCCCAACGCAACAATCTCAAGCGCGGTAGTGTCCGGGGTAAGTGTGATAACTGACGATGCGGAAGCGTTTTCGCTCGCATACGTCGCTTTTACCGAGGCGTGGATGGCGAAGTCTTGCATCTCGGTCTGCCCCTTGTCACGGGCGAGATGTGGATAGGGATTAACGCTCATTGAAGTGGGAGATTAATTCGTTAATCTTGTCTCGGAGTGCGTTTAAGTCTTCGCGTCCAAACTCAAGATTAAGGGCTGATAAACGAGGAACAGCAACCTTGTGTGGGGCTTCTGCGACTTCCTCTTCTTTCTTCTTGCGAATCATACGTTTTTAATTTCTGTTTTTAATGGACTAGCACTTGCTAGTGGTGATTGTTTTTCTTTGCCAACAGTGCCCTTGCCTCCGAGCGCACCTTGTGCCTGTTGTGCTTGTTGTTGTTGCTCTTGTTTTTTTTGTTCAGCAAGCATTTCTTGATGCCAAGCGATATGATACCACACCGCTTTTGTTTTGGGTTGCACTGTCAAGTGCGTGTAGATGTGCGACAAGTGGTCGTCGGTGTCCGCAACATCAGGCATCTGTTCTTTCTGTAGTTGCCCGTTCTCTGCCTCCGCCTTAATCTCATCCATCGTCTTAGGGAAGAGAGCTTCAATGAGTGATGGGTCTTGAAGTAACTTAGGAAAGAGCACGTGCTTGTTAAAGTTTCTCAAGGAGTCCGGTTCAACCGTCTGTGCCAACACGGGGTAGAGTTGCATAAGGTCACGACGGAGTACCAATTCTTTATATTCCGCCTCCTTCGCAGAATATACCATAACTCCAGGCGGATATTCGGTCTGAAAGTCCGCTAGTTGCACTTCAGTGCTATCAACCCCCTTCACGCCAACAATATTTGCCATTTTCGTACCCAACTCTTCTGCATTATTGGCATATCGATGAAACCAGTGACTCCAAAACTCAGACTCTCCAAATTGTAAAACCTTTGAAAGGAGGGACTGCGCGAGGTCGTTCAGTTGTTGTTCGATAGCGACCTCTGTTGCGGTTTCCGAGCCCGAACCTTTGTCGGGCTGTAGTGCAGTACCCGTACCAATAGGTTCGTTGGCTTCTTGTGTGAGCGTGGTGATGAAGTTTAAAAGCTCTGGTGACATTGCCGCCGCTTTGCGTAGTGGAGCAACCGCCATCTCAACGTCAGATACCGGAATGTGCTGATTAACTTGGCGTGAGAGGAACTGCGTTACGTCATCAACCTTTTCAGTGTTGTATAAGTACACTGGGTTTGCCTCATCTTTTGCTGCAATAAATGCAAGATTCAACAGCACGGACTTCGCGCGGTGTTTGTCGTCGAGTAAGTCGGCAATAGAAAATGGAATGGATGAGTGCGGTTGGCGGTATCCTTCCTTCACAACGATTGGCCATTTAGACCCGACGTTGCCCAATTCATCCACGTCATCGTCGAGTTTTAGTACCTCTTCCATGACGAGCGTAGCGAAGTTCTTATCAACCCACTTCACACAGCGCTCTCCTTTGTCGTTGTATCCGAAGAACTCAAGGATTTGAAATACGTCTTTGCTAAACGGTTCTGAAGAGGGCATGACACCGTCACGAGCTTGGTCAACAATCTGTTTGTATTCCCAGAGCTTATCTTCCACACCACTTGCAATTTCATCGGTGTTTGAAATCTTGAGTTTTCCCCCTTTAATCAACTTGTCCAGCTCGTACTTGGTTTTAGTAATCCATTTCCAATAGTATCGCCATTGTTGCGGTTCACTCACAATGGGGTCGTATCCAAACGCCAATGGATTGAGCACACAGGGCTCCATAATCTTTTTCTTCTTATTGAAACGGAGCGTCTCCATATAACCACGGCCGAAGAACAGTGTGTCCCATATCCAATCGTAGTCGAGTTTTGCCTTACCCATTTCGAGGTAATCCGACTGCGCCAACACGTTGTATGAGTTCAGTTGGTCTTGAGTGATTCCTTGTGACGGAAGAAACTTCACTTGTATCTTGTCGTCGTAGAGTGCCGCCATCACGCGGTTGAAAAGCGTGAGAAGAAGTGTTGATGCGATGTTTTGGTCACCACGCTGTAAGTTGACCAACAGTTTTAGTTGGTTCGCTTGACGCATCTTGCGTGCTTGCAGAAACTGGAACGAGTCCTCGTATTTAGTTGCGATATCGCCTAGTTCAGTTAAAGCCATTCTTGTAGCAGCTTAGGTTCCTCTAAATGAGAGTGTCCTGTTGCCGCCTGACAGGGTACGAATATTTTACACCCTTCCTTTGAAATTTGTATGCGAGGTTCAGCAACACGCCGTAATCCATCACCCCATAGCTCGCCGTCAACTGACTTGATATACGAAGGAGTCAATAGCTCGCTTTTCGTCGGCAACTTTTCGAGGTCGGGGCGGAACTTAAACTCGAACAAACGCACCACTACTGGCTCACCCTTACCCTCATCATGGATGGAGTGCTCTTCTGTTGCGTCTTCCTTTCCGTACCACGAAATATCACCACCAGTCTCTGGCGCATTCTTTTCTATCGCCTCGAAATCTTTAGCCATGTTGCAAATTATACACTACTTTTTAAATGTCAAGCGCGACTCTAACGTTACATGAATCGCTCGATAGTTCTCGGCGGTTCACCCCTCCAAATAGCTTCGGTGGCATCATATCCAACCATACCACGATTGCGTTCAATAAACTTTTGCGCCTTGATACGCTTATCTTCAACAACCATTGTTAGCACCGCAGCGTCAACACAGTTCGGTGAAGCAATGCCCTCTTTAAACAGCTCTTCTTTCGGCTGGATGATAATCTTACCGTCCTTGTTCTTATATTTCACTATCTCAAACTCGTTCCACCCAGTGTTATTTAAGAGCTTGCCACCTGATACCAGCCACTTGCGTAACTTCCAGTGGAGCTCTGCTTTGATATTCTGAAACATGTCTTCCTCACTCTTCTCTGAAAACATCACGCCTCGTACGGGGTAATTCATCTCCTTGAGTCTATCAAATACACCCTGCCCAACTCCCGTGCGGTCAATCACGATGTAATCTGCCCCCTTGGAGCGATAGAACTCGCTCACCGCGCTCACTAAGTCCATCGTGTTTTGTAGTCTCTGGTCGAACAATACCTCAAGCAACGTGCCGGACTTCAACACAATAGCTGAATGGTCACCTCCTGCTGCGGGGTCAACACCGATAATCTTATACCCCGAGTGTTCACCATAGTTTGTCAGTGCCGCCTGTAGTTCGCGGTCAAGTACCAGACGTATGTAACCTTTCTCGTCCATGCCTTCATCAAACGCATCCCAGTTTCCCTCAAGGTACGCTTTACGTTGATTTTCTGGTAGGGACTCAAGTGATTTGTAGTATTCCGTTGGAAGGTGCGGATTATCGGTTGGTAATGCAGGAACAAACACAAATTCATACTGCTCCTGTTCGGTGACAGGAAAGAGTCGTTTAACCCACATATTCTTCACCCACGCCTCTCCAAGCGGGTTACATCCTGCTATAAACTTCACGTCTTTAATGCCCGGCCAGCGATGGCGCGAGCGGAGCATGTCAAATGTTGTCTTGGGATTACGGTTAATCTCATCAATGGCGATAACCGCAAATTCAACGGAGAGGTACTTCTCTGGCTCATCTAAGTTACGGAACGCAACAATGCCCGAGCCCCACCTCTTCGCCAAAGTAAACTCATGCTTTTGTTCATTAAATTTCCCGAGCCATTGTGGGAACTCAAATTTAATCTTCGTCAAATGTCGGTCGTTGAGCGACGGGTAGTCTTCACAAAATACACCAGCACGAATGCCCTCAATGCCGTACTTGCTGTAGTAATACATCAAGAACCATACCGATGACCAACGTAGCCAATAGCTTTTCCCCGAACCCACCGAGCCACCAAAAAGCGTGTACTTATGTCGTTTGGCAACATTGAGTGCCTCAAGTTGTTTTGGAAAGAACTTGGCTATCTCACTAAACTTTGCATCTTTTACTTCTTCAGCGTGCATAACATATTACGAAGACCGATATCCACGCAGTCGTAGTGTTTCTTTAAAAGGTTGTGCGTGATTTCGTTTTCTGGTGCATTCCACGTCTCGTGTTGAATGTAGCGTGCCAGACCGATTGCTGTGCGTCCACCTTGTAACACCTTGCAGTCGTACTGCTCTGTGTCAATCTTCAAGAAGTCGATACGCTTTATTTTATTCTTCTTGATGTACCAGTCGAGCGTGTGAATAGGTAGCTCCTCTCCTTCTGCGTACTGTTGGTCAAACTTTTGCAGGCGCACGTCGTATCGTATCACTCCCTCTGTATCTCCTAGCCCATAGGGATTCACAATGACATTCTTCATGCCAGAGGTTGCCTCTTGTAGCCATTGATAGAATGGTGGCCACGGTTCAAATAAGTGATACTCCGCCTTTGGTTTGATGGCCAAATAGTCCAATGAAGTTCGTGCACCAACATCAAATACGACACGTATGTCTTTCAGCTCAGCGAATCGTTCTAGCTCACTGACCGGCATTGGTTCATCCCACGGCTTATTCATCAAGGCGGATTACGGACGGTCCTGTAACTGTCGCCTCAATGTCTACGTCTTGCTTAGCTTTGCCCTCTGCCATCTCCCAGATAATCTTCTTGTCTATTCCTTCTAAGAAATCTTGTTCTTCTTCTTCGGTCATTGCGTTTAGCATTGCCTTAGCGCGTTCTTTCAACGACTTACCAGGGGGTCGTCCGTTGGGGTTACCACTCTGTCCTTTACGAAACTGGTATGCTTGGAGCTGTTTCGGTACTTTGCTGTTTTCTTGTTGTTCTTGCACCTCGTCCATATTGACACCTAGTCGTTATCCTTTTCTGGTTCGTTCGCAATAATAGTATCGACTGATAGAAACATTGCGGCGGCACTAATGGCGTTTTGTAGCACCGTCACCGCAACCTTGGTGGCATCTACAATACCCGCCACAAACATGTCTGCAACTACTTCGTCTGTCAGTGAGTTGTACCCTATTGTACCAGACTTACTGCGAAGTAGTGTGTCGATGACAATATCAGGTTTGCTGTTGCCATTTTCTACAATCTGACGTAGTGGGGCTTCTGCTGCGCGTTTCACTAGTTCATACCCCAAAGACTCGTCAGGTGATAGTTCGCGTGGCTTGAGGTTTTTCAGTGCGTTGATAAATACGGCGTTACCACCAACAACAATACCACTCTCCAATGCTCGTTTTGCCTCATTCACGCCGTCTTCAATTTTTAATTTAAGGTATTTTACCTCGGTTTCTGAGCTTGCACCAACCTTAATAACCGCAATTCCGTTAGACAGCTTAGCGATTCGTTCTTGGTATTGGTCTTTTTCCCATTTGTTTTCTGACAGAGCTTGGCGTGTTTGAAGTGTAATTATCCATGAGTGCACGTCGCCCGTCCCTTGAATAACCGTGTGGTCTTTGTGTGATATAACCTTTTTGGCGCGACCGAGCTTGCCATCCTTGTCGTGTTCGTCCACACGCTTTGCCTCAGTGAGTGCCTCAAGGTCTTCAAGACAAAACTTCTTCATGTCCCCTACGCCCGGAGTCTTGATAACCAAGGTGTTGAAGCGTCCTTGCAATTTAGCAAGCACACACACGTTGAGTGCTTCACCTTCAAAATCTTCAGCGATAATAAGTAGATTCTTCTTGCCCTCCTGAACGAGTTTTTCGATTGTTGGTTGGATTTCCTTAAACAGAGAGACCTTCTTATCAACAATGAGCACGGGGATGTCCTCGTATTCTGCCTCCAATCGCTCGTTGGTAGCCATGTACGGTGAGATGTACCCCCTATCAAATCGAAGTCCGTCAGCGTATTCAGTAGAGAGTCCAAACGTATTGCTCTGCTCCACCGTAACCACACTGTCTTTCCCCAGATTATTCACTACTTGTGCAATTTCTTGCCCGAGCGCTTCACTCTCAGTAGAGATTGTGGCGATGTGTTCAAGGTCCTTATCTTTAACTGGTTTTGAGTGTTGTTCAATCTCCTTCACGATATCTTGCACCGCGAGCTCCATGCCCCGTTTAAGCGCATTGGCGTTAAAACCTTTTTGGGTTAGATTGAGACCTTCCGTGATGGCTGATTGTGTAATGATAGCTGATGCAGTGCGCCCTCCACCAACGTCATCGGATGTCTTCTGTATGACCTCCTTGATTAAAGACGCACCCACGTCTTCAATGGGGTCTTTGAGCGAGATTTCTTTCGAGATTCTGCCCCCGTCATTTGCAATAATCGGATGTAGTCCGTTGGCTATAACGACATTCTTGCCACGAGGGCCGATGGTAACCCTTACCGCATCTGCAACTGCGTCAATTCCTCGCTTGATACGCGCGGTGTCACGTGAAACTATTTTTGACATACCAAATCACTTATACGCACAAGGACATACTCTTCGTCGTCTAAACGAATGTTTGTCCCATACTGATAATAGACCTCATCACCCTTGGCAAGTGACACTGTTTCCTCTTCCACCTTGCCGTCAAACGGAAACGCAACTGTGCCGAGCTTGACGCTCTCGTCCTTGAGACCGTCCCACGCTTGTTTTTTTTCTTTCGCCGTTAGTAAGAGGCGATTGTTGAATAATCGCATACGTTTATTTTAACAAATGCTTGTAATTTTGTCTATTGTCTTTTAACCATTGTGGCCAATCACTTTCGTCAACAGCATAGGCGAAGTCCCTACCTAAAAAGTCAGCATTTCCGTACCGTATGTCTATTCCCGCAAGCACCTCGTCAGTGGCGTAACTTTCATTTGTGTACGAATCGGTGAGCTTGTCTTTCAGTTCATTCGCTCCGCCCATAGAAGTAAAGTGCCATCCGTAGGGCTCGTAGGTTCGTGTGGTGTTCGTTCGTAGATGATTCAGACATTCGTTCTTGATGTCCTTCCAATACCCAGCAAGAGTACCATGAAATGTCTCGCTCGAACGAAGGTTCAGGTGGTAGGTATACACAAGAAGGCGAAGCTTAATCGGACTCTCGACAGGATAGGGCTTCCATACCTCATCAACATCGCCCACAAAGACAATATCATCACCATCAAGGTGCATGAGAAAATCTTTTAGAGATTCCTTTTGAGCAAACTCCGTCTTCCAGTGGTCGGCTCCCTGTGTGTTGGGCGACGCATGTGCAAGCGCAAGGTATCTGTCCCACTGCCACTTCTCACAAAAATGGTAGGTAACCTTATCGTACATCCCCTTAAATGTTTGCTGTTTGGCTTTGCCGCTAAAGGTTCTGTCGAACTCCACAACGATGAACTCGTCTACATAGTCCTTAAGAACGTTGTAGTGAATGTCCCAGAGGTCGTGCTCACTGTTGAATGTGCAAATGTCAATGATTTTACTCATGCCGTACTAAATCAGTGCCCCATAAATAGTAGAGGTTGCGTTCGAGCAACTGCGCATCACCGGGGTATCTGTCCCACAAAAGGAAAGAGCGTAGTTTCTCGTAAAAAGACCTTGGGTGTCGCCGTATATCATCTTTGGTCAAAATGTAGTTAGAGCCCGGTGCGAATGTATTATACATCCGTTCTCGCATCTTAAATATATCAAGAATTGTTGGCGCGTGCATTGCGGGGTGTGGATAAAGGTACCAATAGTTGTTCACCTCATTAAACAACCCCTGATTGTCGTAAAAGCATACGGGACCATTTTCGTCGTCATACACCTTATGGTTTTTGGTGAGAATTGGCGTAAATGTTTTGTTGTCTTTCACCCTGTCAAACTCGTCCTTCGTTATGTACTTGAAGATGTTGCTCTTGGTGTACAGGGCAACGTCGGGCAAGTTTTCATAGTTATCTATAATGAAGGTGAACTTATCCGCCAAGTCACTGCCGATGTTTGGCACAGTGGTGTAGGTAAATGCAGACAAGTCAGCGCCGTTATCGCTTCGGTCATACATCGTGTAGTCATGCTCTAGGAGCCATTCGGGTATCTGGTTATAGTTTGAGGCAATGACTCGCATCAGATGTAGGTAAATTTTTTGTAAAAGTTTTGCGGTAGTGCCCACACCCTTGTGTTGTGACGTGCCCAATACCGAGGGGCAATCACCTCTGCGACGTTTTGGTTGAGCAATGATGGGAGAATATAGAAAGAGGAGTTGGCGATAATGAGATGCCGTGCGTATCTGACTGAGCGCCAGTTTATCTCGGCATCTTGTATAATAGGCATTTCATGAAAGAATTGTTGCGCGGTCTGTGGGTCATCGGTGTGTACCTCAAATCTGATGGCGGGGTATTTCTCTCGCATACGTTGCATCGCTGTATCCCACCATTCCTGCGGAAGAAACAGGTCGGGAAATAGTGTGTATTCACCACCACGAAATCCAACGACACACACATCGTCCGCTATCTCTCGTGGCTCTACCGCGAGCCATTCGCGCACATCATCAATTCTATGTTCAAAGTACCGCTCATCTTGGAATTCCCCGTCGATAATTGTGTTGTCTTCAATAAAGTTGAACTCAGGGTCATATCCGCGTATGTCGTTATTAAACTCATCTCTGACAACTTTCTCATTCCATACACTCATGGGAAAATCAGACACAACCTCCGTGGGGTTAAAATAAGTAACCGACGGTGTCATCTCCTTTCCAGTGTCTATGGGCATGAACGAAGCTGCTTTGAAGTTCTTTACACCAATCATCCCCCATGGAACGCCCAAATCCGTTGCTCGCACTCGTGTGGCAACATATCGGTGGAGTTGGTTTCCGATTCCTGAACCTTTGTGAAAGTATCCTCCAATCATAGGTAATCCTTTAGGGACACCAGTGGTTTCCAGTTCGGTGTTGTATTAGGAACAACAACCTCAAATGCTTCGTTTCTCGCGGGGGCAAAGGTGATGTTTTTACCCTTAGCCAATTCAAGAACCGTAGTGCTCGTACCGCTTCCCATGTAGTATTCACCGCATTCCCATTTCTGCGCTAGCACCAATCCCCGCACGATGTCGTCAACGTGTACATAGTCACGGGTTTGTAGTCCACCCCCATAGACAGTCACATCATCTGTTCCTTTGAAGATATCCACAACGCTCCTGCTTCCCGCACCGTAGATATTTGGAAATATGCACGACACATAATTCTTATGGAACTTTTTTAAGTATTCTGCCGAAGCCCACTTAGAAAACCCGTACGGCGAACTTCTATCCATTGATGCACAGGAGTTTGCATAAACAATCCTTGCATCGGGATACTCTTTCACTAATCTTGCTGTCATGCGAAGGTTGTCCATATCGTGTACGGGGTCGTTCCATGACGCCACGACGTCAGATTGAGCGGCGAGATGGAAAACGATGTCGGCTTCGGGTAGTGAGCATGAGAGTAGGTTATTACCTTCCCGTACATCGATACCAATGGCATCGGGTATTAACGAAAGTAAATGTGTACCTATAAACCCCCGATGTCCAGTTATTAAAATCATACCGCATGGAACATAAACGTATCTAATCCCACGTTCTCTGGTATTTCGTGTTCCTTTGAGAAACGCACCGCAACATCTAACGGTGCGTACTTAATGCCACGTGATTTAAAAAGAGTTCTGTGGTGACATGTAAAAAACCCATCTTCGTTTGTGTTTCCGAAGTATGAGCGCCACTCTAGCTCTAAATCAGTAGGCAGTTTAAGGAGTTTTCGGCTTCGTAAACCAACACTGTTACCGACACGTACGATGTTTCCATTTTCATCACGGTACGAGTAATCATCTTGCGGTAAGGGCCAAGGAGCACCGATGTAGTCGTACTGTAGCCACGCGTCATTCCACAGGTCGGGGTTGATTATGTATCCATCACCATGAACCAAAATGCAGTAATCCGTGTCAACGTACTTCCACAAGTCGTACACGATTGCCTTGTTCCACTCGTCAATGCTGTGCATCGGATGAATCTCGCACACCTCGATGTTATCTAACCGTGGGACAGTTGAAGTGCGTTTATCTGTGACGAGTTTTATTGCACCAAACTGTATGTGTGTTGAGCTACGTTTGAGCGCAGACAACATTCCGACCACGTCGGTTGAACCTAGAGCAATGAGCGTGATGTTAGGCAAAGAAGTCATCGAATGCCTGTATTACGTAGTCTCGGTCAGATTGTGTCATGCGAGGGTGCACACCAATCCAAAATGAATGTTCAAGAATGTAGTCTGATTCTTTCAACCCGTCCTTACCGATACGATATTTTGACTTTTTATATGCAGGATGCTTTGTAATGTTCCCGCTAAACATCGAGCGCGTTTCGATACCACGTGATTCAAGGTGTTTTACGAGATTTTCTCGGTTTCCATCATAAGAGAGCGGTAGCGCAAACCAACATACATCCGCATTCCATACGGGCAGTATTAGTCCCTTATCTGTGTGTTTGAGTAGCTGTTCGCAGAGTAAGTTGAAGTTTGTTTTTCTGAGACGCTTAATCTCATCTGATTTTCGCAATTGCACACGCCCCATTGCCGCCTGAAGTTCAAGAATTTGGAAGTTATACCCTATCTTGTCGTATACGAAGCGTGGGTTGTAATCCTTGGGCAATTCTTTCACTGTATGCGGGTCGTTCGTATTTGCTTGGCGACCCCAGTCTCGGTATTGGCGAACCCGCCCTGCTAGTGCTTTGTTATTGGTAAATACCCCACCACCAACGCCCGTAGAGACAATGTGGGCCGCGTGAAATGATGTAATCGAGATGTCGCCAAATGAGCCAACCTTTTTTCCTCTGATGGTTGAACCCCACCCGTCACAGTTGTCTTCTATCACAAATATCTTTCTCTTTTTGGCAACCTTCATCAACGCGGGCATATCCGCAGGATTACCGACGGCATGTACAGCAATAATGGCCCTTGTCTTACTAGTAATCGCTCTCTCAACCTCTTTGATGTCAAAATTATACGTTCCCACTTTCGCATCAACCACAACTGGAACAAGTCCACATTGCAAAATGATGTTGAAAATAGTTGGAAAAGTAACTGCGGATATAATAACCCCTGACCCCTTTGGAAGCTCCAGCGCTTCAAGTGCCAGCAATCCCGCGCACGAGCCGGACGTTGTAAGTATTGCGTGCTTTACTCCAAGAAACTCTGCACACTCCTTCTCTAGTAATTCGGACTCCTTACCTGCTTGCCAGTTTCCGGTGCGGATGTTTTTAATAACCGTTTTTAGGATTGCCCAAAACTCTGCAAACCCCGCAGTTGTGCCTCCATAGCGTAAGTCGTGTTTCATATCCATTCTGGGTTTTCAGTTTGCCACTGAATTGTGTTTTTTAATGAATCCTCAAATGGTACTGGCGACTTCCAGCCAAGTGAGCGAAGTTTGGTATCATCAAGTCCGTAATGTTTGTCATGTCCGGGGCGTGTCTTGTGGAAATCCACAATCTCATATCTCGGCTCTTTACCCATCAGTCCTGCAATCATTTTCACCAATTCAAGGTTGTCTACTTGCTGGTCACCGGCAATATGATACCGGTCAGGTTTGTCTACCTTGCTCGGCTCGTGTAGGTGTGGTGGAAAGTTTTTGAGTATAAACAAGACGGCATCGGCGAAGTTTCGTGAGTGGATATACGAGCGTGAGCCAATACCTTCTTCGTCTCCATGAATAGTAATCATTTGGTCATTGGCAAGCGCTCGCTGAATCATCACAGGATACTTCGAGTGTTGTTGCATCTCCCCAAAGTTGTTCATTGTGTTGGTGATGATGAGAGGAACGCCAAATGCTCGCCACCATGCAATACAGAGCTCCTCTTGACATGACTTTGAGGCGGCATATGGATTACTTGGCACTTTTGCATCCCATTCTTTGTAACCATCATTTTTTCCTGTCGTTGGACCGTACACCTCATCGGTTGAAATCTGCAAGAACACTTCCGGTTTAACTTCGCGGGCATACTCCAAAAGGTTAAGGACAAGAGAGACGTTGTTCTTGACAAAAGGAACGGGTTCTTGGTTGCTTGCCTCCACGTCTGATAGTGATGCCATTGAAATAATGATGTCTATGTGTCCGATTTTCTTCTTGGTAAGTTCAGAGAATGGGGCGGTGAGGTCGTGTGTAATTACCGTGAGCCGGTCATTCCAATCAGGGTGATATTCGAGCATCTTTGTAATACGGTCAGACCAACCCTTGTGTCGGAAACTGTCTATGCCAACAACATGCCAATCCGTGTTGTGCATAAAATGCGCAAAAAAGTGGATACCGATACTTCCCCCTATTCCCGTAAGTAATACTCGTTTAGCCATGTTTTTTTTGTGAGTAAATAAATTCTGCCCCCTTGATATCGTCAGGAATGAGGTTGGTCATCTGTCCATCATGTTTTCCTATCGTTACATTAACACTTTTTAGAAACCTCGGAAACTCAAATTTCTCAAACGCTCTCTTATAGTAGTCACAGTCAAGTAACCACGTCATCTGCTCGTCAAACAACAGTCGCTCATCATTGTTCCGTATAGTGAGTACAGAAGGAGAGCCGATGGTATTTTTTCCCAAGTGAATTTCGTCGTCGTAATACGGATGATGTATTGGACCGCGCTCATCTTGGCTAGAAGTTACAAGCCACTGATATTGAATTGTAAACGCCTCGTCAATATGTCGTAGTGCATCGTCGTGATTTAAAAAGTCATCAAGATACAGAATTTTAACCAACTCACCGTTCGACTGCCGTATCGCTTCGTTGGTATTTGGAGCCATCCCTTTAATAGGGTTCCTTGTGTATGCAATATCTAGTAACTTTCCGTATTCCTGAACAACATCAAGAATGGCGTTGTTTTCAGAATTATCCGATATCACCACCTCAAAGTCCTTAAATGTTTGTCTGGTGAGTGCATCAAGAGAGCGTCGGAGAAAAAAGTCCGCGTTGTACATCTCATGTGTAGGAATAGCTACCGATATTCTCATACCTGCTTGCTTACCCACGAGTATGTTTCTGCGAGTGACTCTTTGAGGTCTCTAGATGGTGCCCACTGTAATCGACTTCGTGCCAAGTCGTTGTTAGCATGACGAACCCGCTCACCCGTTGGACCGTTAACATATTGCAACACTAAATCTCTTCCAGCAATCTCCGAAACAATCTCTATTAAACGGTTAATAGTCACTGCACCTTCATCGGACGGACCGAGATTAACTGGTCCAGTAAATCCCTTCGTATTCATTAGTGCTTCAATGCCGTCAAGCAAGTCTTCAATATAGATAAAAGGTCGCACCTGCTCCCCGTCTCCCCATACCTCAACCGTTCCACCTGATTCAGCTACCTTTCGACAGATAGCCGCTGGAACCTTCTCTCTTCCCCCTTTGTATGTTCCGTATGGTCCGAAGGTGTTGTGAAAACGAGCAATACGAACGTCGAGTCCATATTTCTCATAGTAAGAAAGGTACAAACGCTCCGAAAACAACTTTTCAAAACCGTAGTTTGACGGAGGATTTGCTGGGTAGGCATCTGACTCTATCCCTCTTACACCATCGGGATAGACACAAACAGATGAGGAGTAGAATACCTTACCTTCAAAATCTCTCAAGCTCTCGCAAATATTTATGTTTATAAGAGCAGAGTTGTGAAGAATATCGGCATCGTTTTTCCCTGTAAACACGTACCCCGCCCCACCCATTTCTGCGGCAAAGTTATACACCTCATCAACGCGCCTAAATAAATCTTTAACAAAGTAAAAATCTCGTAAGTCCCCAATGGTGAACTCATCTGCCTTTGTCTCGCCATATTCGGGATACTTGCGGTCTACTCCTTGTACCCAGTGACCGCGACTTTTAAGTCGCTTGACCATGTGGCTACCGATGAAGCCCCCTGCCCCACACACCACAACTCTTTTCCTCGCCGTTTTTGTCATAAGTTAAATACGAATCCAGTGCGATGGACACACGGTTCGTTCATTGTTGCCATCAGCGTACCACTTACTTACCGATGGTGCAACAACTGTTTTGTGTGGATTTCCCAAAAGTGCCGCCCAGTAAGAAAACGACGAGTTGGCTATAATAATGTTTTGACACGATGCCATTTTGTTGAATGCTTCCACTTCGTTGTCTTGATCGAATTCAAAATTACTACCTTGAAAGTAGTCTTTCGCTATCTCTATGTTGTCTGAGAAAACTAAAAATCTTGCTTCAGGGAACATCGCCATAGCACTTGTGTAGTAGTCCGTGTTTCGTAAGTTTACATAAAACGGGTTGTCTCCATAGCTGGGTTCTTCGGGGTTAACGGGATTCTGTCCTGCCCGTAAGTGAATCGCGGTGTATGGAAGAGAACCGATACCCTCACCGAGCACGTCCCTCAATTCAGACAAATACTTTTCAAAATATTGGGGTCTTTGTAGATACCAGTCAGAAATAACCCCATCCCGCACTTGGGAATACAAATACGCTATTTGAAACAAACGATTCCCCAACCTTCCTGTGTAAAAGTCGGGGTGTTTCATATAAAAACACTGGGAAAATCCTTTTTCAATTGCGTCTTAAGTTCAAGCGCGTACAGAATACTGCGCGTATACATTGACTCTTCCTTGGTTCTATACAGTACGAGCGGTTTTTGTATGGTTTTAACGGTTGCACCACGAGAGAGCAGGGTAACCCACAAGTGTAAATCCTCCCACCCTTGCTCCATTCGAGGGCTATACCCTCCAACTTCGAGCAACTTCTCTCTTTTGACCGCGCAACAGTAAGGAAGGAAGTTTTGAAAGTTTTTAAACAGGTCGAGTGTAACGGTCGGTGAAATGATGATTGTGTCCTCTGCTTTTCCAAAACATTTTAGGGAGGGGGCAATGATGTCAGCGTCAGACTCTGCTATGGCGGATTTAATAACCTTGAGACAGTCTTCGGTCATAATGTCATCCGCATCAAGAAAGAAAACATAGTCACTTGTTGCGTTCATGATGATGGCATTCCGAGCAGAGGCAAGTCCTTTGTTCACTTGAGAGACAACCTTCGTGGGATAATGTCGGGCAAGCGCGAGAGATTTATCCGTACTCCCGTCATCAACAATAATAAACTCATCGGGCGCTACGCCTTGGGCAATAACGGATTCAATAGCTTCCGCAAGGTATGCTTCTTGATTATATGAGGGTATGCCGACGGTTATCGTTTTCATTTTTGAAGCATTTGTTGAAGGTGCTGACCGTCCTCCTTGGATGTAGAGAACCACTTTGTCAGTGTCATCAGTTTTGGTTGATACGAACATCCCCACAACGGCTCGTATATCTCCTTTATCAGAGAGTCGGGGTAAATATACGATGGTGAAAGTACAGTTTCCGGCGGATTCAACGATAGGTACTTGTTCCATGCGGTCTCATCGTTCCAAATGGGCACATATGCTTGTGCGCGGTCTCTATCAATAAGCGCCTTGGTGTCCTTCATTGCCTGTATATATACGTCTGATTTACCGCCTTGAAAACCTCCCGCGTAGTACAAGGGAATGAAGCGCTGTTTTGTTTCGCTTTTACTATCGCTAGCAGGAATAATTTTGCCGGGGCGTTCTATGTATGATGCAGAGTTTTTGTTCGGCTCGTACGGTGGCCAATACTCTTTCTTGAGTGCGTACATTGGATGTTGCGCGGCAGTTATCCCCTTACCGAGAATCTCATCGCCGACAACGTTCACAAACTTCATATCCACGTCACAGTAAAAAATATAGTCGTAATCTTTTAACCTCTGCTCCTCTTGTAGGAAAAGATGGTAGCGAAGCAGTGTAGGGAGAGGCCACTCAACAGGCACTGTGGGAATAATGGTTATGTCGTCACGTTTGCGCAGGGCAATCACGGAGTCGGTAACAGTTTGAACTGCCCCGATATTAAGCTGTGTTTCACCTTTTGCCGCCAGAACACTTTGCCATGAGGCAAAAATAGACTTATATATTTCAAATCCGTCCTCGGGAATGTCTGTCCAAAAGAAAAAATCTGTTTTATGTCCGGGCAACAAAAACTGCTTGGCACCTTGTACCATTTCAGGTGCAAATTGCCAGTACAAAGGATTGAGACAGATAAAGACAAGTGCTATTTTGTATTTATTTTCTAAGTCCTTTGCGTGTGTGTTGACGTAGGTGACTAGCTCGCCGTCAACGGCTAACCGTGTGGGGTCAACTACAATACCCCTCGTTGTATAGAAATTGTTTGCGATTCGTGCAAAATCTTCGCCGTTCATGTATTTGTATTTTACACAAGGTAAACTGAAAAGCAAACTATTGTTATCCACAAAATTAAAGGGAGGCGGTGGTTGGTCGTCTCCCCTTAAAAGTCAGTTGGATTCACCTTTCAGAATTCGGTTAACATGTGTTAACTAAACTCTGAAAGATGGGGGATTGCTCCCCCGAAAAGAACATCAGGTCTGGTCTGCCTTGCTCGTGCCGTCGGCATACAGGTAGATTGCGACACCTCCAAGCGACGGCGGACGGTAGCCCGCGCGGTAAGCGTAGGTATCCATCCAGCCAAGAAAGGAGGGGGCGATGACGACCCACTGATTCTTGTAAATCAGTCGGCAGTTCACGGGGTCTTCCACGATGATGGTCTGGGCTTCAGACACTCGGTCATGGACGTGACCGCAGACGATGAAGTCGACGTTGTTCACGAACGACGCGGGGCGCGATGCCATGTTCATCTTCCCGCCCTTGGTCTGGGAGTTGCCTCGTCCGTGCTGGGCGAAGACAGTCCACTTGTGACCATTGGCGAGAATCGAGCAGAACACCGGCCCTGTGAAGTACGGAACTTCCAACTTGTCAGCGAGCACCTTCGCCACGTCGATGCCTGTGGCTTTCTTAGTGCGTTCCTCATGGTTGCCGGGGACGCTGAACAGGCACTTGTGAGCGATGGGGGCGAGAATCATCGCCAGTTCGTCCAACTGCGAGTGCGGTTGAACGTCTTGGTCGAAGGTCATGCCCCTGTCGATGGCGTTCTCCATCAGGTCTCCGCCGAGGATGGCGTAGACGTTGGGAGAGCGTTGAATCCAGTCGACGTAGCTCTGAAGCTTGTCGCGTCGGTGCTTAGCGTGACCGTAGTGCAGGTCGTACAAGAGCGCGATTTGAATCTTGCCCTCGAAAGCGGGCAGTTGCACGCAGATGTACGGGTCAATCTCGCCGTCGGGTTGCTTGCCGATGACGAACGACCACAGCTTGGGCTTCACCTTCACTTGTGCGAGGTCGGTGACGGGCAAGAGGATGTACAGCGTTCGACTGAACTCGTCCACTTGCTCGAACAACGAGAATCCCTCGTACTTCGCGTGAAGAAGCTCTTGCGTGTTGTCGCCGAACTTGTCGGTGAGTTCGCGCAACGTGCGTCCTTTGGAGAGGAAGTCTTTGAAGACCGTCTCTCGTGCGGGCTTCTGCTTCTCGGCGTACTCCGCCTTGATGCGTCGCAGATAGTCCCGTTGGTACGTTGGATACTTCGTCTTGAACGAGTGTTCGTGGGTCTCCGACAACTCCTTCAGGAGCTTTGACGGGAACCCAGTCGTTTTGAGTTTCATCTCTTTCTCCTTTCTGGTTGTCAGTGACCGTCTAGTTTGCATTATACTCCTAGTCTAAAGTTTCTTGCTCGTAAATGGATTTCAGCTTGTCAAGTTGGGCTAGATACCAATGGACATCGGTTTTTACCAACTCCCTGCTTAGGGTATCTATGCGTTTTGCCCACTTTGAACCCTTGATTACAGCGATACGTAACGAATAAGCACTCTCGCGTGAGTGGAGTGCTTGATGGTCTCTATGACATAGCGGAATGAGGTTGTCAAGTTCATACCGCAATCTATTGCTTTGACTCTTCTTGACGAAATGGTGGGCCACCTGTGTCTCAGAACCGCATAAAAGACATGTCGGATAGAACTTCTTTACTATTGGAGTGAGGAGAGCATCACACTTGTTTCGTACGGTAGAAATCTTAGGAAGACGTTTCATTTGTCCTTGATATTACAGCAAAAATGTCCTTTAGCAACTCAATGGGCGTTCCATAACTTTCTTTCTAGTGCGTAGATTTCTTTTTCGGGTTTTTCAGGGTACTTGCAGTGAAGCAACTCGTGAAGATAGGTGCGGGCTGGATGCCCGTTCTTTAACAGAACGATGTGCCAAATGGGACGGAATACTACTTTGTGTTTAGGCCACCTCATACACGACATTCTTACCTTGCTTTTTAGCGATTTCAATTTCAAGGTTTCTGCCGTGTGAGTGCTCTGAACCGCGCATAACATATAAAATGTCCCATCGGTTGTTGTACATCCAATCCACGTCTTTTATGAGGACTTCTTCGTAGTTTTCGCGTCCAGATTCTACCTTACAAGGATTGTAGACATCGTGACCGAGTGCTTCTAGTTCCTCGGTCTTTAGGTAGAAGCGATGTTTGTTCTGTAACTCCTCGTGCGCCTTTTTGGCTGGGTCTTTTTCAAAAGAGGTGATTGAGCCGGAGAGATATATTTTCATTTCTTCTCTGATAGGATTTCGCGTTCGAGTAATGCCAGTGCCCGCCACGCAACTTTTGCTGTGTGCCGTAGCCCATCAGTGTCCATTGTACCTGATTCTAGGAGATGGCGGAGGAGCGCGTCTGCTTCGTCTGTGGACTTGTTCATATCCCAGTGGAGGGGTTTGTCCTTGTGGTGTTGAGAATTGCCCACAAAAGAAACATGTGCTACCTCCGTTAAGGCGTTGGGGAAGTACTTAAAAAGTCCTCGGAATAGCGGTCTTTGTTTTCTATCTTCTGCGTTCATTGTTCTGTACTCTTATGTTGATAAATGGGGTAGAGGGTATGTATTTTTGGTTGTTTTATCCACACCGTCGTGCCATTTTCACGTCTTTCGGTCACAGAAATAGTTACCCCGCAAAACTCACATGAAGCCTCGGACACAAAACCTTCAAAAACTTTTTTATGTGTAATGAAGGGTTTCATATACATCCCACAGTGTTGGCAGGTTTCCATACTACTTTATTAAAACACCTTCACTCTCACCTTGTAAAAGAGGGCTTTCTTTGGCGATTTTTATAATTTCTTCGCACATATTTTCATCCGAGTTTCCTATGTGAACGTCGTAACCGAGTACGTCAGAAAGGTACGTATAGACCGCCCTACGGCTCATCTTCTTGCTTTTCCATATCGGGTCAATAGAAGCGTGTGCTAGCATGCGTAATTTCCGCAACTTACTGTTTGCCATTGTTCCAAGTGGTTGCGTTGTGTTGTTGTGGCACCCAACATATGCGTCACAATCGGAACAAAAGTAACACATAAAAGATTTACCGTATCGTTTTCCGTACACAACATCGTTTGATGTCCAAACAGCTTCTTTTTTACAGTACGGACAAATCATTTTTGTGTCTCACCTTGTTCTGGGGAGAAGGAGATAATTCTTTTGCGTAATTCTTCTTGCATTTCAAGCGGGTCAGGTAGGTTCATTACTCCTTGCATTTCTGCGCAATATTTTTCAACCTCACCCACCGCCCGTCTGTATGCGTGAGATTGTTCTAGAAATAGTTTTTCTTTGATGAAGTCTTTTATACCTTTCTGTACTCCGTAAGCACCCATGTCATCAAAAATTGACGCAAACTCATCATCAAACTCTTTCAGTATCTCCTCTATGTGGGACTGTGGGGGAACCATGTCGTCGGCTTTACCTACATGGTCGTTGTGTGCTGTGGTTTCTTCGTAGGTTGTTTGCTCCATTTTTGACTCATTTGCGCAACATCCGTCACAGCCGTGAATACCCCGATGGTGTCCAACTCCGTGTGGGCAAATCCACTCGGTCAGTTTTCCATGAATGTCGGACTGGCGCGTCACTACGTCTTTGTTGTTTTGTTTCTTCTTCATTCCTTTGGTGGTTGGGGTGGTAAAGAGAATACAACAATCATACTAGGAAATGGTGCGGAGTTTTTGCCGTCGTTGAACTTCAATCGTCCGCGAATAAATCTGACTTCTGCCTTGCCATAAATATAGTCGTGAAACCATCGCGTATCGGTTCGTGCGGGTAAGAGGCATACTACCCCCCCCGTTTGCGACGCTTTCTGTACCCACCTGCCGATCTCTCGCCCATATGGCGGGTTCATAAACACTCGCTCACCGCCCCACGATTTTGAAAGCCCGTCATCTTCTGCGGTAAAGAACTTCTTACACTTGGCGTTTTCCTTCGTAGCACACGGATCAAGCGTAAAGTGAAACTCCTCGTTCAATTCGTCAAAGGTTGACTGTGGGGTAGCCCATTCAGGTGTTGTGCTCATGAAGTGAACGCTCATACTTCCTTATTAGATTGGTCTGGGGAGAGGGATTCAACTGCTACAATTGCTTGCGAAAATCCAACATCTAATCCTTTTAGCATTCCCGTCATTTCAATTCCCAATCCTTCGGGCATTTCGGTTATATCAACACCTCTGTCGTAGGTCACGGGCATATTTTGGAACTCTTTTTGCGTTTCTTTTATTACTTCTACCGCCCGTCTGTATGCGTGAGATTGAAGATATTTAATATACGCTGGTAATTGTTCTTTGCGGATTTTCCAGTAGTCGCCGTCGCTTTCAAGATTCCATATCTCCTCTATGTGGGACTGTGGGGGAACCATGTCGTCGGCTTTACCTACATGGTCGTTGTGTGCTGTGGTTTCTTCGTAGGTTGTTTGCTCCATTTTTGACTCATTTGCGCAACATCCGTCACAGCCGTGAATACCCCGATGGTGTCCAACTCCGTGTGGGCAAATCCACTCGGTCAGTTTTCCATGAATGTCGGACTGGCGCGTCACTACGTCTTTGTTGTTTTGTTTCTTCTTCATTCCTTTGGTGGTTGGGGTGGTAAAAATTACTCGCCATCGCCATAGCCAGAGCCAGAGCCAGAGCCATAGCCATAGCTATAGCCATAGCCAGAGCCATCGCCATAGCCATAGCTATAGCCAGAGCCAGAGCCAGAGCCATAGCCAGAGCCAGAGCCATCGCCATAGCTATAGCCATAGCCATAGCCATAGCCATAGCCATAGCCAGAGCCATCGCCATAGCCAGAGCCATAGCCAGAGCCATCGCCAGAGCCATCGCCATAGCCAGAGCCAGAGCCAGAGCCAGAGCCAGAGCCATAGCCAGAGCCACGCATCATTTCAGTAGTAATAATCGTTTCCATATTACTTTTGTTCCCACACTGGAACAGACGCAATACTGTCTTTCGCCTCCTGTGTGCAATCAATCACCTCAATGACCTGCGTTAGCTCAATCGTGTCTACTTCACACGGAAATTTACACTCACTCACGCTCTTTGTTCCTTCCATCGCGAGCTGTGAAAGGGAACAAGCTCCTGACCAGTACCACATTCGGCGTGCGTTTTTAAGGATAACCGACTCACCGTTCTTTTCTTTGAGATACCCCGCAAAAACACCCGCGTTTTGAGTACGCACCATAACGTACTTCATTCCGTCCAGTGTTTCCGCAACCTTTTTAATGTCGCTTTCCTTTACATAATTTACTCCGTCAATGCTGATTACTTTAACCATATATTTTTAATTATTTTGTAATGTCCTTGTTAGCTTGGTCTGGGAGGAGGCGATGTCTCTCTCCGTGATGAACGGAACATAACCAGTGAACCGCCAATGGTTTGGTGTAGTCTTCGTGGTGCCCATGTACCTTTTTGCTCCCACAAACTTCGCAGACCCCCCTTACAATCTCACCCGCTACAAGTGCTCTGCGGTATATTTTGCGTGCCAACGCTTTAACAGGGTCATTTTTATGTAAAAGACGCGTCGTCTCCTGTCTCTTTAGGTAGTTTTCCTTATCGTATTTCGCCTTCCTTTCCCTGATTTTCTTTAGGTTTTTTCTCTGATACTCTCTTGCCCTTGCATTGTCACAGAACTTACAAGCGTACTTGGGTGTGTGTTTTTTTGATGCATCTATAACAAAGTCGGTTAAGGGTCTTTCCTTTTTACATTTACAACAGACCTTAGTCCCCACGATAGGTTTTAGTTTCATTTCAGCCACCGTCCTCTCTACAGCAGAGGATTCTACTTTTTCTATGAAGGAGATAAGTTCTGTGTTGTCGTAGTACACGTTTTTACTTGTTGGAGATTGAAGATGTCGGTGAGCTTCATCTGAAATCGGCTTATTAAACCTTTCATCAAACTCTTTGCGCCAATCTTGTGTGGGTTTACTTTCTGACATAGGTGATTCCATTAACGGTAAGTTCTAAGGGCAAAGAGTTAAGGTTTTCCGAGGGTTTAAGTTCCAGAGAGCGAACGGCGAGGAAGCGACAGACGTCGTCCCAGTCGCAGTCGTCCCAGTAGAGGTCGAGACCCCGCTCCGCGTCGTCCCTGACGAGACACGGGACACGGCGGTCGCCAAAAACCTCCGAGACGGAGCCGAGAGCAATCACAAAATCCCTACCATTCCATTCTTTCCACGACAAGAGTTCATAGATATTTGCTGGTGTGTATCCTTCCTGTGCCATTTCTGCAATAGCGTTTTCGGTTGTAAAATACTTATTGAAGTGGAAAAGTTTATAGCCCCCTCGTACATCTTGTGGAGGAAAGTTGTCAACGGTTATGTCTCTATTTACATAGTCAAACTTCCCACGCCTTATGAGTGTTGCGAGGGCGGGTATCTTTTTGGTTCTATTGGAGATAGTCATATTAGCGGTCTTTATGTTCCCAATAGAAAGTATCTTGTAATATGAACTCACCGTTTTCTTCGTCTTTATTTTGCGTCAGGATTGCCTCGTTTTCGCTCCAGTTACGGAGTGCCTGCCAGAAACGTAGTTCGGGGTTTTTCTTGCAGTATTTGGTGAAGTCAGCCAAGACGGCCACGTTCTTACTTTTAGTTATGAAAATCATGTTAGATGATTTAGAGGTTATTTCTCATTTCTTCGGACTTTAATGTGGAGAATTTCTTGGCGATTCTGATTGCCTCTTGTACCTGTTCGAGTTTTGATTCTTGCTGTTTCATAAGGCGGTAGAGGTCTGATGCTTCGGATTTCATTTTGGCTTTTGCTACGGAATCTCCGTTCTCTACGTTCACTGCAATGAGTTTTGATACTTCTTGCCTCAAAAGGTAGTACTTGTCGCTTTCTTCTCCTATGAGGGCGTTCAGGAGTCCTGCTTTTTCAAGATAGAGGTGCGGTGAGAATATCTGCCCTTCTTTGGCGGATTCTGATAGTTCAGTGAGAATGGAGTCAACGGTAATCATCAAAAAGGAATTACAGAACTCTTATCTTCGGGCTTCCACGTATTCACAACTGCGTAGTGCTTCGCCCCGTCCTTTGAAAGTAAAATATCAAGTTTGATATATCCCTTCTCGTTGATGTGTGCGGTCTGTGTTCTAAGAAACTCTACGAAGCGTTTTGGGTCAATCGAGAGTTGTCCCTTTACGAAGTCCGGTGCGTTTTCTCGTGGTGGGTTGTAGAATAATCCTTCTACGAAGATTGCGTCTGACATATTAGAATGGTGCTTTATCGGATTTTCCCGACGCGCTGTTTGCGTCATCGTCCTCCGCCTTCATAACGAATAAACTCTGTAATGCGTACCTTCGGAAGTAGGTGACGATTGCTCCCATCTTCTGTGGGTCGGTGTTCTGTGGAAGCGGTGTCGTCCACTTCATCTCCATTTTGTTTTCTGCGTCAATAAGCATGGTTGAGAGTCCTTCTGTGGTAAGTGGTTGCAAGATTATCAGTCCGTGCTTCGATAGAATTGGCTTGATTGCGTCAATGTAGGAGTTTATGTCCGCGTAAGATGACTTAAAGAAGGGGTTTTCCTTGTCCTTTGTTACTGCGCCGAGTTCCTCTTGTACGGCGAGAAGTTTTTGGTACATGGTTGTTTCAATCATATAAGGTCTAGGCTTGCTGATAATTGTTTGTATGCTCTCCATTGTGCATCGTTGCCAATCCACTCGTAGCCGTCTTCGTCTATGCCACACAGTGCGAGTCCTGCTTCATCGTGCAAGAGAAAGTCCTGCGCGGTTATTGTTCTATCATTCATCGTCGTGTGCGTTAGCGTCTACGGGTTCTACGTCAATAAGTGTGTCATTCAGTGTCGGCACATTCTTATCCTCATCTGCCAAGTCCTCAATCATCTCTTTCAGTTCTTCTTCTGCCTCTGTGTAATCTTCAGGCAAGTCCATGTTGATGTCCTCTGGGTCGCGTCCAAGTAAGTCACTCATATTGGTTAGTTTAATTCTCTTACAATGTCTACAGGAGTAATTTTGCCGTCAACAACAATGCGGCAATTTGTGAAGAATCCCCACGATGGCTGAAATTCTGCATAAGAGTCCAAGCACGTTTTTCTTTCAAGAAGGTAAACACTACCAAACAAGACCACAAAAATTATTACGAACATGGAGGCAACTGCTAGTATTTCTTTCATATTATTCTTCTTCGGTTACGATGTCACAATGCTCTTTGCAGTCGGCGCAAATATCTCCGTAGACTTTCGCGCCACAACAGTTTGATGAACCTTCCTCTTGTGCGTCGTTCAAGGGTTCTTGTTGTTTATCTGTGTCCATAATGTTTTGATTTTAATTTGACCTCACCCGCCGTCGGTGATAGAGTGTTAGGTCTGGCGACCATCTCTAGTCCTTACGAACGGGGAAGTCGGAGTTTTGGGTAAAGTGCTCTTAACGACTCAGTAATAATATCTACCATTGTTTGCCCCGAGTTTGCGGCAAGTTTTTTTAGTTCCTTGTGAAAGCCCGCTGGAAGCATTACTGACTTATAGACGATTGGTTTCTTTTTCATAAGTACACTCTATATTACTGTGATATTGTAGTCAAGTGAAAAGTGGATAAACTAGCCCCCTTTCTACAACAAAACACACCTAGCGTGGTATGTCAAGAAGTGTCTGTTTAGAAAATGCGTCTGGCAGTCCTTCGTAGGTTTCCTTTGTAAGAACGAAGTTGCCAGTCTTTTCATCTATGTAACCGTCTACTTTCTTTTGCGTGATTTCTTCTGCGGGAAGAATTGCAACCACAAACGAGGGATTCACAATTCCGCGCTTCATCTTCACAAGGTTGCCCGTAGGGGACACGTCAACAAACTTCTGGTAGTCCGCTTCGTCAAGAAGAATGGAATGGTTGTTGCTGGTGATGAGTTTGTAGTTCATATAATTTGTTTGCCTTTAGTGGTTTTTTCTTGTTTGTAAAATGTGATTAGTTTTCCGAGGTCTCGCTCTAGTTCCAGTGGGGTGGTGATTCGTGGGGCGTACTTCCGACCCGTAACCTCGGCTAGGGCTTTCACGGTATTCGTTATTTTTTCCACGCCAAACTTCTTAACCAGACGCTCTACCGCGGAACGCTGAGTCTTGTGCTTATACAACCTCTCAAAGGTAGGATTCACATCCTTGAAAAGGGTGATTATTTCATTGGTATGCGAGCTTTGCTCGCTAGAGATATCTTGTCTATTGTCTTGTCTCTTTGTCTTGTCTTCTTTGTTTAGACTATTTTGGCATATCTTACCCGCCACTTTTGGCGTATCTCTTGTCAAATGTGGCGTATCTGGATGTGCCATATGTGGCGTATCACTCTTTTGACCAAAACGCTTCTTTGCCTTATTTACAAAAATAACCATTCCATAGGGAGTACGTCTTGTTTTGATGTACCCACCTCTTTTAAGTCGTGAGCAGTACCGTGAGTACGTTCGCTGTGAGACACCTAAATCTTCTATAACCTCCTCCAACTTTATCGGTCTGCCTCCGAGAACCTTACCGATTCCGTTCTCATCAACGCTTGTCATCTTGTCCAAAAGCCACATATAAAACCAGACGCTCTCACCCATTGCTTCACGGTGTTTCGGTTCAAGGAGGTTGTTTGTGATTTCAATGTAGAAACCTTTCATAAAAAAATCCTCAGTCCCTGGGAGGAAACGGCTTGCGCCACCTCCCCACCGAGGACTGAAGATTCTCATGCTCTCGATGTGGGACACCTAATTACTAGGTAGCCCAAATAGTACCACAAGCCGTATGAGATACAGAAGTATTACTGTGGATAAATTACAAGAAAAACGGTTGGAAGTTTATTCTGGTGGTTTGTCAAGAATGCTCTAAGTAGAGAGGGGAAGTGACCGCCTCGGCTTACGTCCGTTCCGATACTTTCAGTTACAAGGGCTATTCCACTTCCCATACCGTCTGTGAGCGTAGCAGGACGCTTCTTTGTCTCACAAGGGGCTTGCGCCCACGGCTCTCTACTTAAAGAACCCTCGCTCTAACAACCGACCAGTTAGAGCCAAACATAGCATGGTATAGCACAGTTAACATCGCTTACCATATTAGTGATTACAGCGAGAGTTCCTTGTTGAGACTGCAAGTCGCCTTTAAGGAGACCAGTAGTCACAATATCCTACCACACACTGTTTCACGTGCAACGGGTTATCAACTTGACAATCTGTTTCAGAATTGTTGACAATACCTATTACAATCAATTATAATTGACATTTAGCGAGTGTTGTGTCTTGTTAGTATTGACATTGACACAGAAGATACGCGTGATAGTATTAAAGTAATCGTCAGTGAGGAATTACGCCTCGACTGCACGTCGAATATATTTGTAAACAGAAACCCGCCCAAATTAGGCGGGTTTTCTGCGGGTCTCACGGGTCTCAATAGGCCGTCTAGTAAACGACGACACGCGCCTCTATTCTACACCGTAGATATTTCTAAAACAAGTCCACTTCCATTCGTTGTTGTTTGCAAACTCTGAAGTGATGAACCACGACGCGTAGTATTTGTTCAGTGCTTGCTCCTTTGTGATATTTGGATGTGCGGAAAGATTTATCTGTGCTAGTCCCCACGAACCCTTTTCGGAGTCGTGAATATTCACAGCAGAGGGGTTGAACTGTGATTCACACCGTACAACCTCTAAAACTTGACTGACTTCGGTATCAGATAGGCCGTTTTTCTTGCCGTAGTATCGTAGGAGCGACGGAACACTAGAACTCGACACTTCTATGCTTTGAATAACAAAGTCGCTAGAAACGGCGTTTAACGCGTCTGGTGGGGCGTTATACGCCCAAGAGTGAGAGACAAGGAATGGTGCGGTGAATAATGCTATCCACAGCAACCAGTATAAGATTTTTTTGATAAAGATTTCCTAGCCGGTAATGCCGACAGGTGTATCAGTGTCCATGCGAAGGAGTACATCAAGTACCGATTTCAACACGGCAAGATATCCGAACGAATCCAATTCAGGAGCGGATGATTGAATAACGACGAGCACGCCTACAACACCTTGTATAACGGCAAGCCAAAATGTACGAGATTTAAGAATTGATTTCATAGGATGTCGTCAGCCCCACGCTGACC